TGGCATCAATGCTTTGCAGCACCACGCCAGCCGCGACCTCGGAACCGTCGGTTGCAGAAGGGTCGAGTGCTTTGACCTTTTGGGTCGCACTGACTCGGCCAATCACGGCACCGAGCTTGAGGTTTTGTCCGTTCACCACCGTGACCTGGTCACGGGAATACAGGTTTTCCTCTTCGTACTTGAGCAGGTCGCCCAAGGTGAGGTCATTGGTAATGGCAGTCATCAGGTTCTCCTATTAACGTTGGGTGACTTGCGCTGCGTCACGCTGCTTTTGAGCGCGCTGCTGCGCCGCACGAACGACGGGGCTGTCTTCGGGCTTGGCTTGGGTTTGGGTTCCTGCCTCGGGCAAGATGCGGCTGGAGATTTCGGGAGAGCCAGAGGCCTTGGCCGCCAACAGCTCCTTGCGTGCTTGGTCAACTGAGACACCACGCTCGATCAGGGCCGCCGTCATCTCGGACTTGCCCGCCAGAAGACACATCTCGGCAATGGCCAGCACCTGGGCACTGGCGGCCTTGATGTCGTGGCCTTGACCAGCAGCACTGGCTTGCACCTGTGCACCAGCATCACCGTCTTGGCCAGGCTCAGGTCCAGGGTCCGCCGGATCGGCTGGCTGGGGTTGAAGTTGCTCTTCTTGGTTGGTCTGCCCATCGGCAGTTTGGGTTGCATCGTTTTGCATGCAAACACTCCTTTTTATGGACGGTCCGGGCGTGGAGATCCCCATCTCGCGGCCCGAACCTTGAATTCGCGCGATGGATGTCGTTTTCGTTTGGAGCTCTTCACTCAGAGCGATCAGTGCGTCGTCAAGCGTCCCGACCACATCGGCCAGACCGGCATCAATCGCGTCTTGTGCGAAATACAGCCCGGCTTCGGTGTCTTGAACGTCTTGCGCTGAGAGGTTTCGGTTGACTGCGACCGTCGACACGAACAGGCCATACAGCCGGTCCACTTCGGCCTGCAGGGCTTGCGCCGCATCGGTGGACAAAGGCGCATGGGGCGACATGTCGTTCTTGCGGTCCCCGGCATAAACCGCCGTGTAGCGAAGCCCGCTCATGGCGTCCCGCTGGGACTGATCCACATGCAGCGCGATCACACCGACAGAGCCCACACCACCGGTTCGGGTGACATAGACCCGGGTAGCCGCGCTGGCAATGGCATACGCTGCCGAGAACGCGTCGTCGTTGGCAACGGCCCAGATGGGCTTGATCTGACGGGCCGCCACGATCTGGTCTGCCAGATCAAACGCACCACCCGCCTCACCGCCTGGTGAATCGATGTCCAGCAAGATCGCATTGACCGCCGGGTCACGCACGGCCTGCGCAAGCTGCGCGCTGATGGCTGCGTAGCTGGTCAGACCCGAAGCCGCATCGACCGCAGCCGCTCGCCGCACCAAGGTGCCGGACACGCTGATAACAGCGATGTTCGATGTCTGGGAAGTGGAAGCGACAGGCGGGGCCTGCGCCGCCAACTGTTTGATGAGTTGTTGCGAATCGTCTGACATGGCCACTCCCAAACGGGGGCCAAGCACCGAGAGAATCACATCCAGCTTTCTGGGGTGAATCAACAGGGGCGTGCCAAAGATTCGCGATGCCAGATGTGGCATCGACGAGATGTGGTTCATAAGTCCTCTGGTTTCAGGTTTGCTGATCCACCAAGGGCGCACTTGGTGAGTCAGGAGGGAGCGAGGGAGCAGCCGAATTGGTTGAACCATTGCGGGCCACTTGTCTCGGGTCCGTATCCAAAACGAGTCCCAACGCATCAGCCCGTGCGTTGTCCGCTGCGATCTCTTTGTCGATCGTTTCCGCGTCGTAGCCAAAGGACGAGATAGCCTCAGAGCGGCTCATCAATCCGGAGCGAATGGCCAGCTGCAGGGCTTTGAACTCCTTCTCGGGATCCACCCACTGCCAGCCTTGCGGGATCCATTTCGCCGCCTGCCATGCTCTGGCGGACTGACGGCTCTTGGCATACCCCAGCGCAGTCAGTGCGCCACTGAGCACTGCCGCATCCATCCATGCACGCCAGATCGGGCGGCACATCTGATGCACGATCACGCCATGCTGGATGGCTTCACAACGGCGACGGAACTCCAGGAGACCGGCACGGATCGACGAGTAGTTCACACCCGACAGATCGCCCGTCAACTGTTCGTAGGTGATGCCCATGGCCACTGCGACTGCACGAAACTGCACTCGTAGAAATTCCGCATACGAGCCACCAACATCCGCCGGATCGGAGAACTTCACATCCTCACCAGGCTCCAGGACTTGCAAGGTGCCCGGCTCCAATCCCGTCATGGCCACGCCCAACTCGTCAGCTTCGCCCTCGCCCAGCAATTGGTCTTCAGGCGACTGACGCGTGATGAAGCCAGCGAACATGGCCGCCGTCTTCTTGCGCACCAACTCTGCGTCGTCGTACTGATCGAGCTCGTTGAGCTTGACCAAGGCCCGCGACAGCCAGGGCTCGCCGCGAATCTGTCCAGGCCGCAGGGGGCGAAACAGGTGGACGATCTCCTCAGCGGGGACGGGCACCAGATCGTTGCCATTGACCGTCAAGCTCGGGTCACCCGGATGCTCGCGGTACAGGTGATAGGCCACCCGACGGCCAAGTGCATCAAACTCGATGCCGCTGCGGATCGGGTTGCCCGATGCACTGATCGTGTTCAGACTCAAAGGCAGGTGCTCGGGCTCCAGAATCTGCAGCTGGATCGGCACACTCAGGCCATCCTCTTGCCGCCGATTGCGGATGCGAATCAAGCATTCACCACCTTCGACCATCGCCCGGCAAGCAAGTGACTGCAGGCCGTAAAAGTCGGTGAGGTTGTTGCTATCTGCCTCCTCCACCCACTGCCACCACAGCGCATGAACCTTCTCCCGGAACTTAGGGTCATCCACCAAGGATTGCGGCTTGATCCCTGTGCCGATGGCATTGGAGACAAAGCTGTCGACCGCGTTGGCCGCCCAGGCGTTTCGCCGCACCAGGTCCCGAGACTTGACCCGCAGTTGGTTGCCCGTGGCCAGCATTGCCGAGACAGCTCCCGGATCACCAGGATTCCAGACACGAGACCTGCGGCCTGAGCCAGCGGCCTCATGAACGGAATTCCAGCCCACATAGGCCGTGAGTTTTTTCCAAAAGGCCATCTCAGAACCCTTTGGATGTCGTGACCCGAATCTGGCGAGTCTTGGTTTTGCCGCTGCTAGATGCGAGCGCCGCCTCCACTTCGGCCAAAGCCAGTTTGAGATCGGAGACCGTGCGGTACTCGATGGTCTTGCCGTCGTAGGTCACCCGATGCTCGCCACTGGCAATGGCTTCTCGCAGTGCTTGGGCATGTTCAAGGGTATAGGTCGTCATCAGTTCATCCACCGGCTGCGAATCAAGCGCCTGCCGCGTTGTGGTCCTTTAGAAACAACGAAGCCACCGCTGGGGGTGGCTTCTTGCTTGGTTGATTGGGCTTCTTCAGGTGGTCCTGCCATGCCCAGCGGTTTTTCCAATTCGCGCCAATGACGCTCCTCATATCGGTCCAGACCAGCGAGGCTCGCGGCGGCCCGTGCGTAGACGTAGCAATCAAGTGCTTCGTTGCGTTCGCGGATCTTTTGCCACTCACGCACCGGATAACCATTACGGTCCCTGCGCGTGACCAACTGCTCTGAGCACAACTGCTGCACAAACTCGGCATCGACCTTGGGCAAATGGATGTACCCAGCGGGATACAGGATCTCGCCGTCTTCGGTCACCTCCAGGGTCTTGCGCAGGTGGTTGTAGAACTCCAGCTTGGCAATGCCACCCACCACCGAATAGACCCGAACACCCCGGCGCAGCTTCTTGCCACCCACGGTCATGTCCACCGCCGTCGGCAATCCAACCAGTGCAGCGCCCCGGGCTACGCCCTTCATGGGCAGCAACCTGGAATCACGCAACTTGCGCACGAAGGCATAGGCCTCTTGCGTGGCAAAACCAGTGTCCAAACCGATGCGCGAGAGGCGCAACTGCACCCCAGACGCATGCGTCCACGACTCATCGAGCATTTCACGCAGTCGCTGCCAGACCGTCTCGCGGGAGGTGTCGCCTGCCAGCACACGGTGCTCCACCAACCAGGCTTCTTTGCCCCGACCGAATGCCCAGACAGAAACCTCAATGCGGTCCTTCTGAACGTCCACCCCGGCGCACAGCAAAGCCGCCCCCAGTGGGACGGTGCCGATCCGATAGTCCTCACGGCGTTCGAGCAAACGCTCCCATTCAGGGGTTTCACCTTGCTCGACCCAGGTCTCGCCCAGCTCTGTGTTTTTGAATGCTTTCAAGGCAGTTGCAGATCCTTGCGCCGCTTCCCAGGCTGCGGCGATGTCGGCCCAACTGCGCCAACCCACCGGGCTGTATAAACTGGACAAGTGAAACC